CCTACAGGCTCTATTGGAGCGTACTTTCCAGTGGGGCCCACCGTTCCTTCCGCGAGCCATGGACCTGTATCGTGCCATGGTGGAGCTGCTGGCGACCAGAACCCCTTCGCACACTGTGGCGAGGATGGATAACGAGGCGTGGTTGGCGACACAGGTCAACGAACCTGATTTGAGAATTGCCCTAGCACAGCTAGCACAGGAGGGGCTGGCAGAGGAGGATTTGACCATTGGGATTTTTGACAAGTCGGAATGGCACACTTCCCATGTGCCAGGATTGGGGTGGATGGGCCCATCTGTGCGGCGGAAGACATATAAGAAACGGAACATTTACACCCCGAAACCAAAAGCACATGCAGCCGTCGGTCCTTGGGCAAGGCCAATGGCGAAACATTTCGCCGAGACACACGGAATAGACCAGCCATACTTTTATGCAGGCAAAGCGAAACCGCAGGAGTTGAATGACTGGCTGGCACGCGTAGTCAAAGACTTTCCGACACATCATGTCATAATGACGGACATCAAACGCTGTGAGACGAACAAACATGCCGGGGTGGTAGCCGCACGGATGTGGTACTATGCACAGAAGTGGGAACATTACGACGAGTATCGTGATACGGTACTCCGAGGCTGGAAAAACGCACGATTCAAGTATCGGAACCGCTGGGCGCGGATATCTGGGAGATTGCCGCCATACATGACTCTGAGCGGGGAAGATTTTACCTCCCTAGACAATTCATTTGATATTTCGATAGCCGTTTCGATTTTCTTGTACTGCGCATTGCACCAAGTCATGCCGAATGACTTGGGCGCCGAGGCTGCCCACGAAATCGCAGCATTTTGGGAAAGTGGCCAGGCATATGTCGCGGGTAGTGGGGACGATCTCACGATAGTCGTTCCACAAACGTACCGCGGGATGCCAGTTGATCCCAACATACTGTGCGAACAGATGGAACGAGCAGCCGAGCAGATGGGGTTTTTGTTGACCCATAAAGTGTCCCGAGCCCTCTGGGATGTTGTCTTCCTTGGGATGCGCCCATATTTCTGCTCAGACGGGCGGTATCGGTTTGGCCGGTTGATTGGACGGGCGTCGAAAAGCAACCATTTCGCGCGCGCGTTGGAGGGGGATCCCTACAACTGGTTGGCAAATGTGGCCCAGTCAGAGATGAAAACAATGACGCATGTGCCATTGTTGTGGCACAAGGCACGGCGGGTCGATGAAGTGCTGACGGACCGACTGGGTAAGCCAAAACCGATGAGGGCATCAGATGCAGCCCGGTTGCACCGGGCAGCACGATGGTTGCAGTACGTGGACGGGCAGAATGCAACGTTCACGGAGCGAACATGGGC